TAAGGTGTAAATGATTGCACGGCGACTTTCAAAGTCACCTTGATAATTGTCCTCGTAACTAACATCTGTCAAGATAATAGGAACATCTTTCTTAATTCCCATATCCGAGTTATCATTCAATGTGATTGTATAATCTGGTTGAAAAAATGGAAGAATTTGTTCTACAATTTGTAATGCATCATCAGAGTTTTTTGCCATGGCATATAAAGTAATATCCATATTATATGGAACAGGCATATACTGTGTATCAAGTTTTCCTGAAGCACTGCTTGAAGATTTTACTTTTTTAAACTTTTGAACTCGATTCATTTTTCTGGTTGGGTCGTAACTTAATGAACCAATTTCAAAACCTATTCTTGGTAAAGTGATTGCTGCAGCTGTTGCAAGTGATGGGTCTTGATCTAATCGAGCTAACCATTTTTGTTTTGGGCCGTATGCAAGTGGAACTTTCATTGACTGTGTTATTGCTCCAGTATTGTCCTTACGAACAATCTGAATATTATTAAACATTGTTCCGAACGCAACAATTACATTGCGTACAGTTTCATGGTAAAAAGTTTGACCTAACATATTATATTCTCCTTTTTCATTATGTACTACTTCCTACGTCACCAAATGGATTTGATTCTGTAAAATCAATAACAGTATCATCAAGTACATCAAATAACTCATTTTGTGCTGTTTTATCTGTAACATAATCTCCTACTATATAGTCTTCCGAGATTAAGAACTCTGCGTCACCAGTATCAGCTGCATTTTCTAATAACAACGAACCTTGTAAGTCACTACTAGAAAATGTAACTGTAGGTGCATTAGTATATCCTGTACCAGCTTCAGTAATTGTAACCTCTGTAACTGTACCACTTGAATCAATAACTGCTGTACCAAGTGTTAATGTGTTATCATTCACAGCAGTAATTTCAAGGGTAGCTGGATTATCAATAGGAGTTGAAACAACATCTCCGACTTGATATCCTGTTCCAGCAACAGTTATGGTAAAACCTATCATACCACCACCGCCTGTTCCTCTTATTTGAAGTCCACTACCAGAACCTCCAACCATATTATAAAATGCGTTATTCGTATGACCAGCACCAAAAGTTAAAAGTCTACCAGCAGTGACAACACCTTGAATATCTGGTTGAGAAAATGTGACTGTAGGCGCTGTTGTATATGCACCACCTTGAGTAATTGATACTAAGGATACACCATCACCTGATAATGTTGAAGTACCAAATGCTTGATAAGTACTAAGTTCAAGTGTAAACTGGAATGAACTTGAAGAATTTGATAGATCATCTTCAATTGTGTCAATAGTATCAATACCAGTAGCAATATCTTCTGAACTATATTCAAATTGTTTGCATCTTAGTTTGTATACAGGATTGTTATCTAGTTGATAGAAAGGTTCATCGTGATCTACAAAATTTATTTCAAACATTTTTGCAATAACAGGGTGATAAACTAAATCACCTTCCTGTGGTCTATCTGCATCCGTAGAAGATATATCCTGTAATACATAAAAGTTGTCATTTCCTTGCACACTTGAAAGTATAGATGAACTGTCTGATTGATCTATACTTCCAGATTCTAAAAGTATACCCCCACCAGTTGTATCTGTTCCACTTTCAATAACAAATTGACTATCCATTTCTTGGAATCGTTCTTTAGAAACTACAAATGTAATCTCATTACGATTCTCTAAACCAAATTGCGTTATGATTTCTTTGTCGCCACCAAATCCCTCTGCATCTTCTACATACATTTCGATTGGTGTTTGTTTTGTATACGAAGAAAGACTATCTTCTCCAAGTACATTATCTAAAGCAACTGTATCACGATTAACATAATACACATCATGTCCATATATCTGTATGGCTTCTTTGATTAAGTTTTGATACAAACTTCTCTCTGTTGCAAGAGAATGTAGATTACTTGTATGAAATGCACTATTAGTTGACATTTGATTATCCTACCATATAGTCAATTGGTGTTTCAAATGATAACTGAATTTGTTCTTCTAGTCTTTCTAGTTGTTCTTGTGCTTGTTGATAGATTTCTCCACCATTCATTGTGACGCCACCTAACATTGCGACACCATTAAATTTAGAAAGGTTTGCACCCCACTGTCTTTTTATTAATTCTGTTGCATATCTTTTCAAATAGATATCATCAAATACATCACTATATGATGTTGGGTCAATCTTACGATAACATTCAATGATTATAAATTCATCTGCTTCAATATCATTTGTCCAATCCATGTCAATATATAATCTATTTTGGTGTTGATTAAAACGAACAGGCTTTTCACCAACAAGAATATGTGAAAGAAAATCTAAGTGTTGCATTGTTTGTTGGTAATGTATAACAGAAGTAGAACTAAAATCGTATAGGTCATTCAATCTAAGTTGATACCTAATATCAAACATATTGTTTGTTGCAACATCGTCAAATGGGAAAACATTTAATACAGAAACTACCGCCTCTGGCATTGGAATGAAATTATTTCCTTCTGAGAAAGATGCAGTAATAGTACTATCTACTGGATCTGTTGCAGTTGTAGTCGTATTAGAAAGAGCTCTAGTTTTATCTGCCGCAGTAATCTGATGTTTGAGATACATTTTCTCAATACCATCATAATGATATTGTGCGAAATATTGTAAAGCTTCATCTAACCTGTCATCTACTTGGTCATCAGATACGTTTATGTCAATAACACCAAAACCTAATGCTCTTAGGCAGTATGATTTTAATGTTGCTTTTGAACTTGGAATAGCCATTTTTTCTTCCTTTATATACTATTTAGTCAATAACTAAAGTCCAGCACCAATAGCAATTGCAAATGCTCTAGTTCGTAATTCAGCTGCATCAACATATGCTTTAATTGATTGTTGTGATGCAACCTTTGTTGCAGAGTCACTTGATAAATCGTCTTCGTCTAAAAATGCAGTACCACTTATTCCTGTATTTATAACTGGACTCGTTAAGGTTTTGTTTGTTAATGTTTGTGATGATGTTAAAAGAGTAATCGCACTTGTGTTTGATAAGTCTGTACTTGCAATAGCAATATTTGCAGTTCCATTAAATGATTGACCAGCTATCGTTCTTGCAGTTTCAAGTGCAGTTGCTGTAGCTGCATTACCAGTAGTATCTTGATTCAGAGTTCCAATCACTAAATCAATAGTACCATCGGCATCTTGATATGTTACAGTAATGCCTGTTTCTGTGTTACTAGAAAACATTGCACCGACTGTATCTTGGACAACTTCAGATAAATCTATGTTTGCAGACCCATCAAAAGAAACTCCGTGAATGGTTCTTGCAGTTTCAAGTGCAGTTGCGGTGGCTGCATTACCTGAAGTATCTTGGTTACCAGAAGTATTAACACCAGCTAAATTAATATTTGCACTACCATCAAAAGAAACCCCACCAATAGTTCTAGCAGTTTCAAGTGCAGTTGCTGTGCCAGCATTACCTGAAGTATCTTGGTTTCCAGTAGTATTAACACCAGCTAAATTAATATTAGCTGAACCATCAAAAGAAACCCCACCAATAGTTCTAGCAGTTTCTAGTGTAGTTGCAGTATCAGCATTACCTGTAACATCACCAGTTATGTTACCCTCAATATTAGCAGTTAATGTTCCAGTAGTAATAGATAAATTCCCAGTACTTGCACCTGTTGCTGTTGTTGTACCAACTATAAATTTATCAGAACTTTCATCCCAACCGATAAATGCGTTATCACCTGTACTACCACGTTCAATAACTAGACCACTATCGTTAGCATTTGATCCAGCACCATTATTTAATTCTAATAAATTGTCACTTATCAAAGTATTAGTTGAGCTAATAGTAGTAGTTGTACCATTTACAGTCAAATCGCCACTTAATGTTAAGTTGACACCAGTTGTATTACCAGTAAATGCTGGAGCTGCAAGTCTAGCAAGATCAGAACTGTCACTTAAATTTGTACTTGCAATATCTATATTTGCAGTTCCATCAAAGGACTGACCAGCTATTGTTCTAGAATTCTCAAGAGCAGTTGCTGTAGCTGAATTACCAGTAGTATCTTGATTACCAGTTGTATTTACGCCAGACAAATTAATATTTGCACTACCATCAAAAGAAACCCCACCAATAGTTCTAGCAGTTTCTAGTGTAGTTGCAGTATCAGCATTACCAGTAGTATCTTGATTAAGAGTTCCAACTGTAAAATCTAACTTTCCGTTTGTATCATCATAAGTTACTGTAATACCACTTTCAGTATTACTACTAATCATTCCACCAACAACATCTTGTAATTGTTCATCGGTAATTGTGTCACCAGCAGCATCTGCACCAACAAACTTATTAGTAGATGCTTGATACTTTAGAAATTTACCATCTACTTTTGCGGTATTTCTATCAACATCATCCATAAACTCAAGTCTAACTTCACCACCACCAGTACCAGACATTTGTGATGATGATATTTGTTTTCCAATGAGTAATCTAAAGTTATCAAACTCTTTTCGTAAAGTTGCAATCTGTGTGACTTCTTCTTTGACTGTAGTCTTTTCTTGCATATCATTAAGATGTACAATAGCCTTATCTACAAGGTCTGCTTTCTTTTCTACATTTGTGGGTTCTTCTACTAAAGATTCTGTTTCAACTTCATCAACAATGATATTTTTAGGTTCTTCAACTATCTCTACTATTGGT